TTATACCAGCAGGGCTGGCCCAAGTGGTTCCGTTCCAAATTTCCAGAGCCTCCGATTCTGTATTATATCTGGTCATGCCTATCACTGCATAAGCGGTAGGTCGTTGGGCGTTGGTTCCTCTAGGAGGCACGAATCCGTTAGTTCCGTCTATTTTAAAATAGCCGGTTCCTGATTGTGCTATTTGAGTGATCTGATTTGATGCGATGTTTGTGATCACGTTGTCTACGATAAGAAAATTTCCTAATCTGACGCCGCCAGAACCATTACCGTCTAGTATGAGATCTTCTCCTACTGCTGTGGTTATTTGATTGTCTGTGATGCTGACGTCACCTATGTTTAAGTTAGGTACATTAAGAGTAGTAGTAAAAAAATCATTTACGTAGGCTGATCTCCATCGCAATCCGGATGTGCCGAGATCAAATGTGTTATCGGTTGCGGGAATAAGATCACTTTGTATAGAAGCATTTATAGTTATGGTGTCAGTGATAGCATCACCAATAGTAATATTGCCGCCAATAGTGACATTTCCTACGGCAGAGATGTTACCGCTGACAGTTAAATTGCCAGTGATGTTTGTGTTGGCCACGAGATTTACAGTACCAGTTCCATTGGGGTCTATTTCTATATTGCTGTTGCTGACTGTGGTAGATATAGTGTTATTCTGTATCTGTAGATCGTCTATCTGCAGTCTTGAATGATAGACAGTGGCTTCGCCGGCAGCTGCAGAGAATATGATCGTAGCAGAACTGCTGGTTATCGTGTTACCAGTAAATGTTAAATCTCCAACGATCAGTTGATTGTCTAGTGTGAGGTTAGTTGTTCTGGTTGTTCCGTTAACTTGGAGTGTGTTCGTTGGCGATGCTGTCTTAATTCCCACGCGAGAGTTGACAACATCTAGATAGAGTAGGTCTGTCTCGAAAGCTAAATTCTCGCCCGCACGGAGCAAGTTAGATTTCAAGAGCTGACCGGAAATGCGACCAATAGCCATGGGCTCTCCAAATTAACACCGTGTCGCACGGATTACCTGATTTTCAGCTCACGCTCTTTGTCGGTATACCACAGTCGGATCTCACAGAAAATGGCTGTTTCCTGTGATTAGTAGTATTTAGTCAGATTGGAAAATTAACCTAGCATCAGCACATAGACGTTGCTGAAATCATCCATGTCCGAAACGGAGATAGTGCCGCCCGCACCGCCGATAGATACCTGATAAAGCGTCCCATCGAAACATTCGAGATACTGTTGATCCGTGTTCCATCGGGTGTCACCTATTTCTGGACTCGGATCACGTTCAGCATCTGTGCCTGCAGGAACCACAAAAGCGTTGTCACCCATCAATCTAAGATATCCTATACCGGTAGTGGCCATCTTGAGTGGTGTGTTGAGATCGTTTCTAATTATTTCGATAAAATCGGATATAATGTATCGAACTATTACGTTGCTAGCACCTTGAAAGCCTCCTTGAAATAACAGTTCCGTCTGTTGCGGATATATTGTTGGACTACCTGGAACAGTTCTTACCCAACTGTGCCCACCTAAAGTAACTCTTTGACTGAATACACCGCTCACGGGAAATATACTACTTTCTAAGGTTAGATAGGTTATTTTTGCCGTTTTAAGATCATAGGGGGTTGAACAAATAAAGCGAATCCCATCTTCGCCTCTGGCTGAGTAAGCTGTGATTCCGGCATCTAGAAAAAACAAAGGTAAACTTATATCTATAATGTACGGAGCAACATCTATAGAGGTTACCGTGGCTGTTGCGATATCATAGGGCACGGACATATCTAGTTGACGTAATATGTTATCGTTGCCGTAGAATAATTTAGTGCCGTCCGGACTAATAAATGTCCAAGACGGGTTACCGAAGCCGAGATGTGCAAATGTCTGATCTTTTTGCCATAGCAATGTGGTTAGATCGAATGGTGTAGACATGTAATATTGAGCTATAGTCACGTTGCCAGTAGAGAGGCTGGCAAATCTATAAAGATACTGCCCATTTTCTTCCACGTAAACATATCTGGTAAAAGTAGCACCAGAAGAAGATATAGCAGATCCAGCAGGAATGCTTACAGTTTGTGCTAGTACAGTATTTTGAAAGTCGTAGGGAGTGACCATAGTGTATTTTTGTAATGTACCTGTGGTCACTCCTCGCCTAATAATACTTGTTCCATCCCCGGATAGATTAAAACCTACAAGCGTAGTGGTAGGTCTAGAAGGTAAGTTATTTGGAACTAAATCTTTTTGTGCCGTTGACAATACATCATCTGTAATGGTAAGATTTTCTATTCTAAAAAAACCAGTATCAGGATTCAGCACTAGATTTTCATTGCTCTGTACAGCAGTGATAGAATTAGTTGTGCCGTTGATCAATATCTGATCGCTGATCAGCGCATTGCTGGGTCTAACAGTGGTAATATTTGTGTTATCTGGTATTGTAGCTGACCTCCATCTGCCAGCAGTGGAATCACCTAGGCTACCGCCCAGATCAAATGCGTTGTCTGATCCTGGCACCAGGTCCTGCGAAAAAGGTGCGTTGAAATCAACTAGGTCGTTTTCCGGAACGAGACCTTCACCGTCTATGACATCATCACCTAGAATTAGATTTCCCTGCTTAGATAAGTTACCTGATACTGAAATATTACCGCTGACAGCGAGATCGCCGGTAACTTCTGTGTTGGCATTGATCAATACCTGTCCAGACCCATTAGGATCGAACACTATGTTATTATTGTTAAAACTGCTGATCTTGTTATCATCAAAAAGAAGATAATCCGTGCTAGCAGATCTTAAAATCATCCTGTCGTGGAACAGCTCTCCTCCACCGTTGATGAAAACATCTATACCTCCTACGGAAGTAGAAATCGTGCTAGGAGAATTTATACGGAGATTTTGTATGGCTGCCTGTGTGTCAACTATAAGATCTGTGCTTCTTAGATTATCGTTGACATCTAGATCATAGGAAGGAGTATTGTCTTCTATTCCAATCCTACGATTGGTAACATCTAGATAAAGTAGATCTGTCTCAAATGCTAGATCTACTCCGGCTCGCAGCAGGTTATCTGTTAATACCTGTCCGCCGATGCGACCGATCTGGCTCATGACTAGTTAGCGTAACCGTAATAGACAGTTACGTAGACAGGATTACCACCGCTGCCGCTGGCAGGAACAGGGGAAGTAAACTGAATATAATATCCGGCAGGATAAGAACCCGCACCACCATAAAAGCCTGCGGAAGGTGTTCCCGCTGGGTTTTGAACTATGGTAAAGTTTGTGGTAGAAATCTGCATTACGTTTTCTACCAATACAATTATGTTGTCCGCGCTAGCAGCATAGGAAGATGCGAATGTAGCGTTTAGAGGTCCAAATAATAGTTCGATGCCGTCACCAGGACCTATGGTTTGTTTTGTTATCGCAGAAGCCAAAGCACTAGCAACCGTGACCCATGCTCCGCCTACGTAGGCTTCAATAGATGTCGTTGATACATTGTATCTAATAGTGCCGTTGGCATCTGTGGGCTGTCGGACGCTGGTTAGCTGTGGTCTTTGTGCTGTGGTGCCTTTGGGCAGCATCAATCCGCCATTGGCATTTAACACCACACGATTGCCCGGGCCAACTCCGCTGGGATAGGCTATCAGAGTTCGATCGCTGGTGCTCCATTTAGACAGTGCTTTGGTCTTTAGATATTTCATACTTGTAATGAACTCACTGTGACACAGAGTCTGTTAGCGGCATTGGTGCCTACGTAGATCTCATCTGCGCTGTCTAGGATTATTCGTTCTTCGTTGAAAAATACAGTTTCACCTGCAGGCACAGTGAGATTGCTGACTACGAGATTGCAGGTCGATCCTGAATTTTGATAGCCTATGCCAGCTTTGGCAAAATATATGTTTACATTTACTGCGTTGGTTGTTTCGTCAGAACTGCTAGGTGCGGTTATGTTGCAAAGAGCTATGCAGGTTATAGCATTGGTCTGTCCAACTACAGCACCGCCTACGGGAGCACCTGTGGTAGTGCTGGTAAACACCAAATCCGGTACGGTTATCGTTGAGGCTGTGACTAGTGTGCTTTTTATCATAATTGTCTCTTAAAATATCATGCTGAAAACCAAGGCTTTGTTCTTACTTATTAATTCACCGATGCGTTTGCTGGCAGTGATACTGTCATTGGCAAACCAAACACCGGATTCGCCTAGACCGGGTGTTTTCGCATATACCAATGTTGATCCAGCGACATAGGCAGGATCTCCCGCTATGCGTTCTATCTGCACAGCGTAGTTGGTTTCTAGTTTACCAGTACCCTGTGTCCTTATCCTTATATTTTGATTGGTGACGCCATCTACTGTGGTTATTTCATAGCTGTTGTTGAATTCCAATCCTAGAGTTTCAACTCTATTTGTATAGCTCTGCGAAACTAAAATATTGTCTACTATCACACTGACTGCGCTGGCGCCAAAACTAGAATATCCAGTCTGTGCTGTGAGATAACCCGTGGAACCCGGATCTCCCGGAGTGACTTCTTTATCTGATATGATCACCCTAGTATCCTGGTTTTCCGGAGCTCGGATCTGGAACGTGGGATTTGTTAATATCGCATCATCTACGTACTTTTTGTTGGGCAGTGCGTCATCACCGAACGCAGTCACTTCATTTTCGTAATTCACAGTACCCTGTACGTGCACCACTCCGGTGCCCGTACCTATCAGCATCAGATGTCCGTTGTCCGTGCCGCTGTCTGTGACGATTTCTTTGACTTTGAGTCTGCTGTTGGTAAAATTAAAACTGGGGAATGTACCATTGACTATCTGCCAACCTCCGGCGGCGGCGGTGGCATCGCCAGTTCGGTAAGTAGGAGTGGCGATGTTTTCATTCCATAAAAACTGCGCAAAAGTTGCAACTCCTCGATCTATCTGTATACCAGAATAGTCAAGGGTAACTCCGTTACCAGTCTCTCCGCTGTTCAGTGTTATGATATTGTCTTCGACATCTAGCTCAGTGACATTGATGTTGATAAATTCACCGTCAACTACTAGATTGCCAACGACCCTGACATCTCCCGTGCCTGCATCTAATACTATCTTAGATCCGTCAGGAGTCTTGATACTGTAGTCACCGTTGACGCGGAGAAACTGTCCCATCGATCAGTAACCTATTAAACCGGAGTTATGATCAACTGGTCGCCTGACGAATCGTTATCTAAGAACCAGGTATACCGATTTCCGCTGAAATCTGTAATAATTCTTTTTGTGATTTTAGCTACATTAGTAGCAGAAGCATCTGGTCCACCAGGTGAATATGCTATAAGTTGCATTTCGCCAGCAGTACTAGGAGTTCCATTCTTTAACACTGCTGTGGTATATGTGCTGGTAGTGCCGATATTTCCTCGTTGAGCAACTACGAATGTTTTAGAACCTCGCTGTTTTATAATTGCTCCATCTGTTCTTAATTGTGTATCGTAAAATCTAACAACGATGCCGGTATCACTTACTGACGTTCCGATAACATCTACACCGTTTACATCTTTTCTTAATGGACGTCCCATTTTTTTCTCCTTATGATTTTCTAGATCATACGCGGTGGGTACCGCATAAGTCCGATTTTACGGCTCTTAATTTATGATAAAGTATTTATCATTGGCTGAGCATAGCCATCAGTTCTAATTTACCTACAGTAGATAAGACTCTGTTTATTCCGTCGATCTCTGACTGCGCTCGTTCTAGATATACTCTATGTCGGCTCTGCCTGTAATGAACTAGTGTGATGCTGTGATTCTTGATGTGTTCTTCTACGATACGTTCTATCTGTGCTACGTCATGCCGGAACATAGGAAATCTCTTCGACAGTTTGTTTAGATACTGCCTCAGTTCTGTAAAATCTTCCGCTGACTTTATTTCCATACAGATATTTAAGTCAAACAAAAAGGCTCCGGAGAGCCTTTTTGATTTTGAAAAAACAGCAATTAAGCGAATTTCAAGTTTGCTGTAGTTACACCAACTGTGCCTAGATAGTCAGCAGCGTTACCTAGAGATGACGCCGTGTTTGTCAACTCGACATAACCATAACGTGTCATAAAGCTCACGACTGGTTCGAAGGTTGATGGATCTAGAACAACACCGCTTGACATCAATGGGATGTATGGGCAGTAGAATGCTGCAGCATCGCTTTCGCTGGATCCTTTGTATCCAACTAGAACGTTGTCTGTGGTAGCATAACCGTTGACATAGACTTTCATCGCAGAATTCAAAGTACCAACGAACTTGGTGTTTGTTGGAGCTTCGAACGTTCCTTCTGTTGTTCTTGCGAACGCAGAAGTTGTAGCGCTCTGAAGGATCGTCAATGTTGTTGGGCTAACTACACACCAGTTACCAGCACCACGACGTGTACGCTGAGCGATTAGGTTAGCAACACGGTTGATCTGAACAGCCAGTGCAGCATGCTCGTCACCAACGAATGTAGCAGTACCTGAAACAGCAGCTTGGTCGTATGTCAGTACTGTGGTTGATAGATTACTTAGAGAGGCGATAACTTCTTGATCGATCTCAGCAGTGATTTCCTGTGCTAGAGCAGCCATGATTTCTGCTTCGATGTCAATGCCTTGTTGGGCTTGTGCATCTTGTGCAGCTTCAAACGTCCAGCGAGCAGACAATTTACGTGTCTTGGCTTCGACTGTTTGCTTTAAGATCTGGATGCTTAGTCTGTTACCAGCAACACCTTCAAGAGCGGCTGTAGAAGCTGCTTTGTCAGTGGCTGCAGAACCGGAATATCCTTCTGCGATCTTGAACGGGCTCAGTGCCTCTTCGCCAGCTGTGGTATCAGTACCGCTTGTGCTGTTAAATGAATCAGCATAACGCACACGCAGGGTGTGGATCTGACCAACAGGTCCAGTCATTGGCTGAACACCAACTAGTTCATTAGCGATGACCGTGGGCATCACACGTCTGATCACTGGAAGGATCACACGATTTAGGGTTGCAACGTTGCCAGCGGATGTAGCACCAGCGGTAGCACTCTCTGCCAAATACTTGCGGGTATTTTCCAGAGTGGTTGCCATAACTGAGCGCTTGTTACCTTGTAGGCCTTCTAACAGGGCCTCTTTGGTTTCCGACCAGCGTGACTCGAGTAGTTGTGACATTATAGTTCTCCTTAAACTTTTAGTCCCGCAAGCCTGCGGATGTCAAATATCTCAGCAGTTTTTTCTTCGCTGCTGAATTGTTGTGCCTGTTGTTTATCGCCTGTGATTTCTTTGCCTTCTGTCAGTGCTTTTTTCGCTGGAGCAGTGCTACCATTCATTACTGCTGGTAGGTACTTGTCGAAAGCTGCACGAAGCTTTTCAGTCTGTACTGATTCTAATAGATTGCCCATAACTTCACGCTTCTCGCCGGCCAAGGGTCCTAGTAATTCTCCCATAATTTCTTTACGTGAAGCTAGGTCTTTAGCGATGCGCAGTTCTTGTTCTCTGCTTTCTACTAGTTTTTGTGATTCTGCAACAATTTTAGCTGCTTCTTCTAGTTCTGCTTCTTTGGTTGCAACAACTTTTAGAAGTTTAGCTGTCTCAGATTTCTCATTGAGATGGCTGGCAGCATATTCGCTGGCGAAGCTTTCAAAGATCCTGCGACCAAAATCGTTTTTACGAGCACGGTCAATGTCTTCTTTCAGCTGAGTCATTTCGGAACGCAGTCCTTTGGCGACTGTTTCTTCGATGATTTTTGCTGAGCGTGCAACAAAATCTTTTTTAACGGCTTCAAATTTGGCCTTGCTTTCACGAACTAATTTAACTTTAGTTTCAGCTAGGTCCTTCTTATCGGCATGGAATTCTGCGATTTCTTTCGCTAGTGCATCCACGATAAAAGATTCTAATTTGCCTACATTGCCAGCTACTGCTTTGCGATCTTCGTGTAGTTCTGCGATTTCTTTCTTGAGATTATTAAAGACGAATGCTTCCATTGCTTTGGCATCATCTTTCATTTTCTTGTGATATTTCGCACGGGCTTCGATGAGGCCTTGACGATCTTCTGCAAGTTCGCCTAGTTCTGCTTGTAGCCTGTCTGCCAGCATGGCTTCTACAGCCTCTACCATTGCGGACTTGTCGTGCTCATATTTTTGAGCAAATTCTTCACGTAGTTCAGCAGTGACTTGATCACGGTTTTCTTGAATTCTTGTTTGCCAAGCGGATTCAATTTCCGATTTAATTTCTTCGGAAATCACATTGTTTTCGAACAATTGTTTTACGATGTCTAGCATGTGATTCTCCTACTGTTATCGTAGTCTAGAGATTATTCTCTTTAGACTTTCTGCTAAGTATTTCTGTGCCTGTGCATCGCCTTTGACTTCTTGTGCTATTTTAAATGCCTGATATCCACCTGTGTTGTTCATCAAGTGTTCATAAACTGGTGTAGGATATGCTCCCGGGGCACTGGGTTGTGCTACTACGTCCACTGTAATGATTTCAAAACCTTGGACATTACCGTTGCCATCAACTTCGCCACTGCCCCTGCTTGAAACTCCTAGTTTGACTCCCGACTCCAGCATGGTCTGTACTAATTGACCCATTGGAGTGGGGAGGATTTTAAGTTTTCCGTAGCCGTTAGGACCGTCCATCCACATCTTGGTAATCATATGACTACATCGATCTAGATTGATTTTCAAATCCTGAGGATGATCTACTTCGCCTAGCACGGAGTACCCGCCAGCGATCTGTTCATTGAGCGTCTTGACAGCCCTGCCAATTTCTTGAGAAGAATAAACACGTTGGTTTGCATTGCGGATGTCTCCTTGGATGCAAATACCGTTTAAGTGCAAGGACTTGCGACCGTCCTTGCCTTCTTCGCTCTCCAGAACAATCTTAGCCTGGTCAAAACTCAAATGTTCTGCTAAGGTAAGTTTATTCACCATTAGGTCCTATTATCTACGACCACGGAAAAGGCTTTGCTTGTTGTCTGCAGATTCTGCAGATCCTTTCTTCTCAGCACCATGTCCGGGTTCTTTCTTAGAAAAAGCATTACCTGCTTTTCCACCTGGAACATTGATGTTGCCAGCATTATCTTCTTTTGGAGCACCTTTTAATAGTCCGTTGCCTTTTAAAGCTCCGCTGGTAGATCCTTCTGCGCCATTGCGTCCGCTTAGGATGTTAGCAGTGGTGCCGCCCATATCGTTCTTCATGTTGTCGATCAAGCTCTTTGTATTGTCAGCTTTTTCAGCAGCGCCTTTCTTTTCTGCACCGTGTCCAGCAGGAACTTTTTCTACATATTCACGGACTGTTTCTAGATCGAAATCGTCTTTCATTTCGTCTCCGCCCATGTCACCCATGTCGTCATCGCCTTTGAGCTCGTCGAATTTGGCCTGTAGTTCGTCTACGATAGCGTCTAGGTCCTGGAACAATTCTTCTTCGGACTTGTCGCCCATTTCGTCATCGCCCATGTCTGCGTCTAATTCACTTTCTAGATCGTCTGTGGGATCTCCGCCCATGGCGTCCATTTCATCGTCGTCATCTGCTTCGATGGCGATATCTTCAAATTCTTCGTCTACTTTGTCCTCTTCTGCATCATCATCTTTAGCAGCTTCGTCCATTTCTTCGTCTTCTTCATCGTCTTCTTCGCTGGATTCTTCGAGGTCGTCCTCGATCAGACCTTCATAGATCTCACGAGATTTTCCAACTACATACTCGTGGAATAATTCTTCAGCTTTTTGCTGTTCGTCGTTGACCAGATGCTCAAGCATCTGCTGTAATAGCTTATTATCTGCCATAGTATATTCTCCTTCAAGATGGTTAGGCTGTTTTTTATTTAACACTAAGATTACAAAATGTAGTTAAATGGTAGTTTTTTGATCAATTTGTCTGGAATATATAGCCGAGGGAAACTTGTGCCCAAATTCTTCTACGGTTATATGGCTGAGGTTGATGTGATTAGAACCTAGCCTATCGGGCACGAATCCTCCGGGTTCTATAACACGATAGAATTTTATGGTCCTGAATTCTTTGATGACTTTTTCAGTCTGGCTCAGCCAATTTCCGTGATATGTGGCAGCGTCCTGGCTTTTCTTATAATTGTAGGTATCGGCATAGACGTTGTTGAATTTGCCGTTTAATCCTTGATAGTCAAATCCCAATATGAACACTTCTTTGTGGCCTTGAGAACAGGCGAACCAAAGCGCAGTAGGTCCTGAACTCCAGCCTTTGTGGGGGCTGAATAGATTTATGTTGGCCTTGCTTTTGATACCTTTGTTAGGGTTAGTCCAAACTTGATGTGTTTTATGATATCCGGAATCTATGATCTCGTTGACCATTTTCACGTCTACGGCTATGAGATAATGCGGTTCGAACTCTCTGTACTGGGCGTTGCAACCATAGACCACACCTTCTTTGATCAATGCCGTGGGATCCACAGCTAATCTGCTGCGTCCGTTGCCTAGTATAAATGCGGGATTATTGTGCAGGTGCTTCTGCTTCAACTGGTGTTCCATACATCTGTCTGATGAAATCCAGCTCTGATTGCTCTTCTACTTCTCGGGCTTCTGATTGCAGTCTCAATCTGTTTATGTCTCTGAGAGTAAGACGTATCTTTCTGGTGTCTGATTTTTCCAACACAGATTGATCTCTGCTGTTATCATATCTACGATCCGTGGCAAAATCGTTGGTTTGGTCGTTGAAAGAGAAAAATTCAAGTAGAAGCATAATGTATTTATTACTGAGCTGGCGCTTCGGTTGCTGCAGGTTCGGCAGCTGGAACTTCGGCTGCCGCGGCCATATCTGGCGGAGCTTCGGCTTCTTGGCCAGCGGTTTCTGCGGCCATACCTCCTGGAGTTATGCCTGCAGCTCGCAGTTCTGTGGCTGCATCCGTAGGCGGTTTGATATTGGATCCCTGCTCCTCTATCCATAATTTTTCGTTTTCTTTGATCTCGTCTTCGGTCATACCCAGGAATCGTTTCATTGCGAATCTCTTGCTGAGATGAGGTATCTGCACTACCTGTGTGAACGTAGCTGCTCTGGCAGTGTCTAGTTCTGATTGCCGATAGGCAGCGAAGTTCTGTGGTTGATTGAATTTCAGCTCAAACAGGCTAGAATCTATGTTCACTCCCTGATAGTGCAACCATAGTTTGAACTCTAGATCGAAGGTTTCTACGATCATGCTCTGCAATCTCTTGCAGTATTCGTTGAATCTCAGCTCTTGTATGTAGGCCGTGCCTACTTTGCCATCGGCCACGGTATTAGGTTGCTCATCGATGGCCGTGGGCAGATAAGAACTAGGTATGCGCAGAGCGCGGAATAACTTGTTGGTAAAATATCGAAGGTCGGTGATCTCACCTAGATTGGTGCCGCCCGGTAATGTTTCGACCTTTGATCCGCGACCTTCTGCGGTCTGCGGAAAGAAATAATCTTCGTTGACGCTGAGAGGATTATAGCTGGCATCTATGACGTTGGCTCCTCCACCGGTTGAACTTGGTATTCTTCTCTGCTGTATTTCGTTTTTCACACGTTCTACAAAGCTCATGGCCATGTGTGCGGGCATATTACCGACGTCCACGTAGAATATACGACGCTCAGGGGCCCGCTGTATGCGATAGATGATGATGGCATCTTCTAATAATTCTTTCTGTTTGTAGACCTTGAACACAGATTCTAACAGACTGTTACCGAAAGGATAGTTGTTGTCTAGTCCTTCGGAGAGGCTGATATGCACGACATTCTTAGCGTCTATGGCTATCTCATTCTGTTGATTGCTGAATCTAGTACCTGGAGGCTGTGCTGCTGCGCCTACCATGCCTCGGCCAAATCCACCACCACTGGTATATGAACTTGTACCGCTGGGTGCTGTGTTCATAGTACCATGTGGTGTTACTGCTATCAATTCTTTGAAATTAAAGTTGATATCTCTGATCACATACTGTTCAGGTATTTTGCCTTCTGACTCATTGACGATAATCTTTGAGACTTTGGCAGCATCTACGAACAGCCATTTCTTAGTTTCTGGATCTCTAACGAAAAAACAGTCTCCGTATTTGAAAGAATTGCGCACGATGCGGAAGATCCTAGTTTCAAACTGTTGCTCTTTGCACCATTTCTGTAGCTGTTCTTTGAGTATTTTTACTTCGGTAGATGTAGGTTTGCCTCTGTAGAAAGTATGGAAAGGCGTTCCATTTTCTTTGTCTTTCTGTGTGCAGAATTCTGTGAGGATATCTAAAGCAGCATTGACTTCGGAGTCCATGTCCATGGTATCATACTGCATATAACGCTCAACACGATTTGGAGCTCCTGCGTAGACATCGGGCAAGAAGGACGAGTAATTTGCTCTAGCTGGTCCAGGCCGGCCTCGACCGCTGATCGGACTGAGATTTCCTCCAGTATTGTCTATTTTAACAGGTGTGAAATATTTTTTCCAGCTCATTTAATTTTCCGTTATACAGCGAAAACATCACCACTTAACTTCCTTTGTACTGATAACTGTCTTTCACCGATAGTGATTAGTTCTTTATTTGACTTCACTATCTCGGACATAGTCTTATTTAACGATGCTAACATAGTATTGGGATTTTCTTGGCCAGGAACATTCTGTTGTTGTCTTTGTTCTCTTTCTTTTTTCTCAGCATCTTCTTTAACTTTGGCTGCTTCTGCCTCTTTGGCCCTACGCTGTTCTATAGTTTCTATAGAACCCGTAGTCGTACCTGTAGCAGGTTTATTTGGATCTTTGATGACTCCTTGAGATTTGGCAAACTGACGAAGCACCTCTTCCGGTTTGCCTCCATAGTTTATACCTGTTGATGTGTTCGCTGGGGCGGTCGCTGTCGCAGCAGTAGGCGTGCCGCCTACACCACCACCACCACCACCTGTTCTTGTAAATAATCCTTTAACATAGTTTGCACCAGCTTTAGCTTTGTCTGCTACAAACTCAGCACTCTTTCCAACACCATCTGCGATTTTTCTAAGTCCTTCTGTGACTGTAGGAAAAGTTTCAGCAAACTTATCTTTCATAGAATTGAACATAGACCCTATGCCGTCAGTGAATTTACCAAATCCTTCTTTGATCGCTGGCAATGTTTCTGATATCTTGTCTTTGACGCTGCCGGCGAAATCGCCTAAACCTTCTTTAATACTGGTAAATCCGTTGCCTAGGAAAGTAGTAGTGGCATTATAAGCGTCTGTTATTTTAGCTCCGGCCTTTTCTATAAAACCACCTTTAGCTATTTCACCGCCTATTATTCCACCACCTTCGCTGCCCAGCCATCCACCTAAGCCGGCTCCTATCAATCCACCTATGACAGTGCCTACTACGGGAACTACGGATCCTATAGCTGCTCCTGCTGCGGCTCCCGCCAGTGCACCTCCAGCTCCTCCTGCAGCACTGCCTACTGCTGTACCTTTCATTTCTGTAGCTTGAGCTGCGGTGATCTTTCCGGTCTTTTCTTGATCCTTGATGTCAGACATTTCGCTGACCAACATAGCACCACTGGCCAATGCTCCAACTACACCTAATCCTCTGACAAGACCTTTAGATCCTTTGAGTCCTTCACCGAGGTCACTCAATAAACCGCCAACCTTGCTTGTTGTTTTCGCAGGAGATCTACCACCACCTCCTCTCCTGCCCCTAGTACCACCACCTATATCAACAGTGTACATGGGATTGCTAGCTGTTGACCCAGGTTGTCTTCCTAGATTCTTAAAGTTATTGATGAACTCCATGGTTTTCACCACAGCACCTAGCGCCATCATTCCCACCTTGACTGCCACTATGGCTATCACTAATTCTTTTAAATGTGTCATTACAAACTGGAATGCTGGTACTACATATGTGACGATAAATGATAACAGTTGATTAAAAGCTCCCATCAATTGTGGCAGGTAGTTGGCCAACATCAAAGTAAACTGATTGCTGGTAGCTGCCAAACTCTTCTGTGCAGCTACTAATGCTGCGGGATCTAAACTGTCTATCTGTCCTTTTCTCTGTGCCGCCTGTTCTCTTTCTTGTTGTGCTCTGGTTTCTCGCAGAGTTTTTTCTTGCGCACTGTTTGCAATTCCTACGGTCATGGCTTGCTCAACGGCATTGCCATGCATACCCATTACGCTGATCAATCCCTTGCCTTGTGCGGCTTGGGCCATCAACACCTTGGATTCTTCTTTTCTAGCTTCATCGAATGCATACATCTGTTCTTCGGTCAACGTACCAGAAGCTCGCATGGCGCTACCAAGTTGCATGGCGTTCTGGCCAGTTTTGTTCATGTAATACATCGCTGCCCGTGCTTGATCGCTGACCGCTGTGCCTGTGGCTAATATTTCTTTTAATCCAGCCTGATGTTCTTTAGGAATAGAAGCCATCAATATTTCTAGATTAGCAGCACCTTTCGGATCAAGTCTGGCCAACATCAATCTATACTGCGAATCTGCCATCCTAGCATCAGCTTCTGCCTGTAGAGCTTCTTTGTTCTTACCAGTTAGTCTAGATACAGCATCTAGATTTTTTAGATATTCTCCGCTGACCTTGGTTATCTCAGCGTCAGAAAGGCCTCTGGTTAAACCACTTCTAGCTAATCTACCTGCGATGCCGGCCATGCCGTTGGCTATGTCTTCTGCACTGAATCCTAATCTAGCTAGATCATCTTGCACACCGGAGCTTTTCAGTGCTTTTGTAAAGTTGACCACACGTTTAGCACCTTCTGAGGTACTGCCTCCTAACAGAGCTAGACCTTCAGAATTTTTGTTGATCATCTGACCAAACTGCTCCATGGTCAGACCAGCCATGCTGGCATTGTTGACCATGGCAGAGATGCTGCCACCAAAGTTTGCTCCTACCTGTCCTACTGCCCTAAATGAGTTTGCTACCTTGTCAGCGGATCCGCCTATAGCACCAAATATTCCACCTAGCAGTCCGCCTACTATAGGTATGTTATTGAACACAGATGCTGCGCCAGCGAATGAGTTGCCCATGTTGGCAACTGCACTCATAGTAGCTCCAACTTTGCTGATGAATGTTTCTAAGCCATCAGCGGCAGCACCGAGTCCTTTGAAGAATGTGGTAGTGACCATGGCACTGCGTTCTCTTAGAGCATCTTCTCTAGCACGAGCCTTGCTAGCTGCCTCTATGCGTTTGGCTTCTTCTTCTCTGGCTTTTTGTGAGTTCTTGAGACCTATATTGGATTTGTCTAGCTGATTGTAGAAACCCTTCATTTGTTTTTCAGCTTTGTTCTGCTGAGCAGCACTGACACCCATTTTTTGGGCCATCAGTTTCATCTGGACCAATAGCTGTTTGAGAGTCGCTTCTGTGGCGGCGTTGTTAAGTTCTACCTTTTGATCACCAATCGTGCCGGTTACTTCTGCCATTTATGTAATTTCCATTAAAATACGCATATAAATACCTACGTATCATATATTTATCGGAGACAAATATGTCAGAAATGCAAGAACAAACACAAGTGCCAACGGTCAATCAACCTAAGGCCAATCTGCTGGCGCAGTACTTTAGACAGCCCAAGATCTATATCAAACTTCCTTCTCAAGGCAAGTTCTATCCCGAGGGCAGCATCGACATCAGCGTCACTGGCGAATATCCGATCTATGCGATGACAGCCAAAGACGAGCTGATACTGAAAACTCCTGATGCACTGCTCAATGGACAGAGCACCGTAGAGCTGATAAAAAGCTGTGTGCCTGCTATCAAAGATCCTTGGAAGATGCCCAGCATAGATGTAGATGCTGTGCTGATGGCCGTGCGTGTGGCCAGCTACGGCAAGGACATGGAAGTCAGTGCTAACTGTCCTTCATGTGCGCATGAAAATGAATACGTTTTTGACATCGTTGAATATCTCAACAAGATACAGTCTTTTGAGTACAAATCTACATTAGAAGTGGGTGATCTCAAGATCAATATCAAACCTTATACCTATCTAGAAACTACCAGAACAGCCATACAGGCCCTGGAACAGCAGCGCATCATTTCCACGGTCACAGATGAAACTCTCAGCGATGAAGAAAAATTAGAAAAGTTTGGTAAGAGTTTCTTAAAACTCACAGAACTCACTGTAGATGTGGTCTGTGGCTGCATAGAAAGTATCACCACGCCCGAAGGCACAGTCTCGGACAAAACTATGATCATGGACTTTATCAATAACACTACCAGTGAAATTTTCAACAAGATAAATGATCATATCACTGCGCTGAAAGATGCTATCGAGCTGAGATCACATAACGTATCCTGTCAAGCATGTCAACATCAGTATGACGTGGCTATCACCATGGATCAATCAAATTTTTTCGCAGTAAGATCTTAAAACTCTCGCTGCCGGAGATCTTACAGGAAGCCGATCATTTAGACAAAGAGGCGCGAGAAATCAAAAAAGAATCCCTGCGGATCTGCTGGTACATGCGGGGAATGAGCTACAGCGAAGTCATGCATCTCAGCTATGAAGAGCGTACCATGATTTCTGAGATAATCAAAGACAATATCGAAACTACTAAAAAGACAGGATTAAATTTCTTTTAGATCACGACTCATGATTTTCAACGCATTGCGTTCAGTAGAGTCTATGCTTTGACCTTGGCTGTATTTGGTCAGTGCAGCAGTCACAGCGTTGCGATCCACCTTCCAACTCAACTTGATGCTGGGCAACTCTTTCAGCAGTGTGTTCAGTTCATCGGCATTGACCTTGTCTCCGTCTATGACTTTATCCACCACGGTGCTCCAATTTTTAGTGCTGTAGTCTTTGCTCTTGCCTAGGAAGTGCTGCTGTGTGCCCTGCTTGATGCCCTGTCCTATGGCCTGTAGTGTGTTGGGACTGCGATCTTTCTGGGTGAGTTTGGCGTTAGCGTTACCGCTGCCAAACTTTGAAGCTATCTTGCCTGCTAGCACACCTGCTCCAAAGGCTGCTTTACCTGCTGTCTTACCTACTGCGGCCGCAGGTTTGTCTAGAGGTGTATCCAGAGGTGCTTCTGTGACTATGTCGCGTATTTTCATTTTTTATAGATGCTGATAGATCCCTGTGCTAGAGATGTTTCAAAAATCTTGCGTTTGTTTTGCTGTACTTTTTCTTCTAGCATTTCGCTGAGGCTGCGACCTCGATGAACGATACTAGAGTTTTGTTTCTGTGCCTGCTG